TTTGCTAATAAGCTTCATCAGCTTATGGTTAATCCGAATCCAATGCAAAGTACGATGGAGTTTATAAAAGCAAATTCCATATATCATGATGTATTTGGAAAGTCATTTGTTTATGGTAGTGTTCCCGCCGGATTAGAAAACAAGGTAAATCTTAATACAATTGATACTCTCACGCCATTGCCCACTCATTACATGAGGACATTTTATACTGGAAAGTTCTTTGACACATTAAGCATGAATGATATTATTGATCATTATGAATTTAGCTCATCTACTCAAAGAAAGGGATTTATGCCAAGTACTATTTTGCAACGACAAAATGTGCCAATGGAAATCCCTTCAAAGGGTATGAATGGCGAAATGAATGCTAATGAATTATCTATACTTTTTTCATTTCAAAAAGAAATTTCCAATTTTATTATGTCATTGGAAAGTAGAAATGTTCTTGGTAAAAGAAGGGGTGCGTTGGGAATTTGGGTCAGTGCGATGAAAACATCAGAGGGAATTATGCCATTGTCAACTGCATTGCAAGCGGATGTTGAAAAAGCATTTGAAAAATATGGCACACTTGAAGATCAAAATTTATTTGTTCATACAAGGGCCCCCTTAGATTTCAAAAGGACTATATTATCAACAAAAGAATTGCAATTATTTGAAGAATCACAACAAGATATCATCGCTATTGGCAATGGTTATGGTGTTGGAAAACCATTAATTACATTAGACACAAAAGACACCACTTTTGAAAATCAAAAGGAAGCAGAAAGGAGATTATATCAAAGGGCTGTTATTCCTGAGACAAAAGATTTTGTTCTCGATCTCAGTAATTTCTTAAAGCTCGAAGAATTTGGATTGATATTGGAAGCAAGTTATGATCATGTTGAGGTACTTCAGGCAAATAAAAAAGAAGGAGCAGAAACTATTAAAATTAAATGTGAAACGGGAGAGAAGTTATTCAAAGCAGGAGCATTTACATATAATAATTGGCTCACAAGTATAGAATTACCTGCAACTGAAGAACCGTGGGGAGATAAAAAAATATTTGAATTAACTGATCGTGAAGTTTCAATTATACTTGGTCAAATGAATCAAGAAACCAAAAATTTAGAATCATGAACGATAAATTATTCGAACAGCTAATAGAAAAAAAAGAATCAACAATGTATGGTGTTAAAACCATTGCACATAAAGCAATTGATGTTGATCTTGCTAAAAGAAATGTTGAAGGAATACTTAATACCTTTTTTTGGATTGATAGAGATTTGGATATGCTTGTTACCGGTGCAGCCAAAAGGTCTATTCAGCACAACGGTCCAGACAGTACAGCAACTGCAAAAATTAAGCATTTGGCTGATCATGTTATGCGGACAGATTCTGTTGTTGGTAGATTTACAGACCTTGAAGAAAAAGAAATTGATGGTATGATGCGGATATGGTTTGTATCAAATATACCCAAAACGACAAAAGGGAACGACCATCTTATCAATTATCAAAGCGACATTTATGATAATCATTCTATTGGATTCAGATATCTTAAATACATTATATGTGTCAAAGAATCTGAAAATGAAGATAGTGTTAAGAATTGGGATGAATGGTATCCGCAAGTGATCAATAAAGAAGCTGCCGATAAATATGAATTTTTCTTTGTTGTAAAAGAAATTGAATTATGGGAAGGAAGTGTCGTTATGTTTGGTTCGAATGAACTTACGCCTACTCTTGGTGTAAAGTCAACAGATAAAAATATTCAGCTTATTGAACTCAATGAAAGGCTTGCTGTTTTAACAAAAGCCCTTCGTTCAAGTTCACAATCTGATGAAACAATGAAAATGCTTGAATTACAAGAAAAACAAATAAATCAAATGATGTATAATATTATTAATCAAGACCCGTTTGTTAAAGTCACTCCACAAGACCCGACTGCTGCAAATACTCTGGATTATGATAAGATAATTAATGAAGTAAAAATTAAAATTTAATTTATCATGACCGAACAAGAAAAAAAAGCTCAAGAAACAGCTTTACTCGAAAAAGTCAATATCGAAGCTACTAATGCAGCAAAAACAGCATTTGAATCCTTTAAGGAGGATTATGCTAAAATAGCTAAAGAAGCAGCCACCGGTAATTATACCAGGGAAGAAGATGACAAAAAATTGAAAGTTCTGGAAGAAGCCAGTAAAAGCTTCAAACCTGAAACCCTCGAAAAGTTGGAAACATCAATAGATGAAATCAACGAATCACTTAAGACACAAGGTCGTTTAATCAATGAAAATAAAATTACCGAGCAACGCCAAGTTAATAAAGGATTTGGTGATGTGCTTAAAGATTTACTTGAAGAAGCAGGCTTACTTGAAGAATATGTTGTTGATTCAAGCATAAGTCAACGTAAGACAATTCGTATCAAAGACTACGAAATAGCAACAAAAAGACAAAGTGCTATCACTTTAAAAGCTGCTATTGACATGACCACTCCTTTGACACTTGCTCCCGGCTCTGATCCCGGAACAAATATTGGTTTCTTAACTGATTATGCCATGCGTGATGTACTTATTAGTTTAATAAAAGATACGCACATGGTTAATATTCTACCAACCGATCCGACAACTAAAGAATATATTGGTGTTTTAATTGAAGGAACTTATGTTGATGGTTCTGCCGTTAAAGCTGAAGGTGTTGCATCCGGTAAATCCTCTATGAAATTTACAACCAAGGAATTTAAAGTATTTGCTATCCCTACTCATTTCAGGGTGTCATTAGAAATGCTTGCTGATATTCCAAGACTTATTTCTAAACTTAATCGCATTGGCCCTGATAAGATTCTTAGTAAGTTAGATGAAAGAATCCTTTCAGCAACCGGTGATAATGATACAGACATTAAAGGTATGTTTGTTGCAGGCAACTTTACTGATTTCGTTGCTTCAACATATCAAGATTCCATCAAAGCAGCTACTGTAATTGATTTGGTACGTAAGATGAAATTGCAGGCAATTCTTAACGATCAAGATGTTAATGCTGTTATTTTACATCCAAGTCAAGTTGATTCTGTTGAGGGTCTCAAAGACCTTAGCACAAACCTTTTAAACGCTCGTGGTATTGTTTATGATAAAAATGGTAACCTTGTAAGACTGCATGGTCTTGCAATCTTTAAAAACAAAAAGGTCGGTGCTGACGCTTGTGTTGTATTTTGGAATGAAGCAGCCGAAATTGGTATTCGTGAAGACGTAAGTTTTGAAATAGGTACTGACGGAAGCGATCTTACAGAAAGAATGCGTACTATCGTATTCTGGATGAGAGAAGCTTTTGGTGTTGGAAAACCGGCAGCGATTATCTATTCAGATGCTGTTGAAGCTGATATTGCGGTAATTAATAAAGTAGGTGCATAATGAAAAAACTATTAATTTTGTTTGCGATATTACTGCTCGGTGTAGCAGTATTCGCACAGAGTCCCAGAACAGGGAATGTTGGTGCTGGATTAACCTATTTGAATTTAGCATTTACGGCAGCTGACACTATTAATGAAAGTGAAACGTATTATATTGAGATCACAAACTTTCAGAATTATCCTGCCATGCAGGACGTATGGCTTGAATTGGATTCTGTTAGTGGGGCGATGAGTGCTGTTGTAACAGTATATGGAAAAAGTTTTGATGGTGAATCTTATACATCTCTTGGTTCTCCCATTATCTTATCAGGTTTTTCGGGAGATACTACTTTTAAATATCCAATTACCACAGCCGTTAGATACAGGTATTGGAAAGTTGAAATAGTGACAGATGCTACAACTCAACAAATGTTAGTGACAGATGTTCAATTTAAAAACTGGTTTACTGGTGGTGAGTTTTCCACTACTTCGCTTGATTTAAGTGGAACTCTGACAGTTGCCGGAGAATCTACGTTTAACGATCATTTAAACATGGGTGCTGGTGCTGATTTAATTGGCTCTGCAACATCAGACATTACAATTAACACAACTGCTTTTACTGTAACAGGTGCGACTGGTGATGTTGGCGTCGGTAATGATTTAAGCGTAACAAACGACATCCTATTATTGGATGGTGCAGTACTCGGGATTACCGGAAATGAGGTGATAACTTTTAGTTCTGGTGGTTCGATTAATTTCACCGGAGCTACTGTTGACATTGATGGCGCATTTACAGCCAGTTCAGTTGCATCCGATGGTGCAGTTAGCGGTACTGGTATTACAGGTTCTGCTGAAGCCAATTTTACAAACAATGCTGCCGCTGTTACTTTTGGAGCGGTACTAACTGATGCTGACGTAGTACTTGCCTTTGATGCTGTTACTGCACAAG